AAAAAAGACCACCTGTATGCCATTACCGTGGATGTATCAGAAGGTCGTAACTTAGACTGTTCAGCATTTACTGTATTTGATATATCGACCACACCATATCGACAAGTGGCCACCTATAAGAGTTCGTCAATTTCACCAATTTTATTTCCAACCGTCATATACAATGCTGCAAGATTATATAATGAAGCCTATATTTTGGTTGAAATTAATAACAATCCACAGGTGGCCGATATTATCCACCAAGATTTGGAGTATGAGAATCTATGGAAAGTGTTTACGGGTAATAAGAAACCTCAACAACTTCATAGTGGATTTGGTCGTGGTGTACAGATGGGTGTCAAGATGTCTACAGCGGTCAAACGGGTTGGTTGTTCTAACTTAAAGACCTTGATTGAAGGTGACAAATTACAAGTTGTAGATTTTGATACCATTTCTGAACTAACCACCTTTGTGGCCAACAAGACATCTTTTGCGGCTGAAGCTGAAGCCAATGATGATATGGCCATGACTTTAGTTCTTTTTGCATGGGCGGCCACACAGAAATACTTTAAAGAAATCGTCAACCATGACATTAGAAAACAGATTCAGTTAGAAAATATGAATCAATTAGATGATGAAACACTACCAGCCCCAATCATAGAAACTGGTTTAGAAAGGCCAGGACTAGAGGTTGTGGGTGGTGATGTGTGGGAAGTAGCAGACGGAGGCAATGTTTATGAATCTTTTATTAGAGAATCTTTTAAAAATCTCTAAATACCGCCTTACATAAATATCTGTATGGTATCATAACTGCCAAATAACATCATATTCAAGGAGATAACAAATGGCATTTCAAATCTCTCCAGGCGTAAACGTTTCTGAAGTCGACTTAACAACAGTCGTTCCTTCAGTACTCACTACGGCCGGTGCTTTTGCTGGAGGTTTCCAATGGGGACCAGCAAATATAGTAAAAACTATCGATAGCGAAATTACTTTAGCAAAAGTATTTGGCAAGCCTGATAGTAACACATATACATCATTCTTCACAGCAGCCAGCTTTCTGGCTTATGGTAATAATTTAAAGATTGTTCGTGCGGTTGGTGATAGCGGATACAATGCTATTGCAAACACTACTGCTACAAGCATCCAAATTTTAAACGAAAATATCTACGAAGAGTCCTATTTACATAACACAACTAACGCTAATACTGCTGGTGCTTTTGCCGCTAAGTATGCTGGTGCTCTAGGTAATTCAATAACTGTTTCTGTTATTGATGCTGGTGCCACTTTTGATACTTGGACAGTTAATAGTGTTGGTGTTTCTTCTTACTTTACTGGCGCTCCAGGTACTTCTGTACAAGCTGCGGCTGCTGGTGCGGCTAATGATGAGATTCACATTGTTGTTATGGACTCACAAGGTCTATTTACTGGTACAAAAAATACCGTATTGGAAACATTCTCATACCTTTCAAAAGGTTCAGATTCAACAGACTCTTTAGGCAATTCAAATTTCTATAAGAATGTACTGTTTAAGCAATCAAAGTATGTTTACGCTATGGATCCAGTAAGTTATAGTACAACTTCTAGTACATGGGGTAAAACATTAAGCAATACCAATTATGTAACAGTTGGAACACCACAAACTATTGCATTAACCAAAGGTACTGATAGTCAACCAGCCACTAGCAATCTTGAATCCGCTTATAGTTTATTCAGGAATTCTGAAGAGTTGGACGTTTCATTGGTAATTTCTGGTAATGCTGCTGTGGCCGTACAACAGTACATCATTGACAATGTTGCTGAATACAGAAAAGATTGTGTGGCATTTATTTCTCCACCTTCCGCTACTGTTATTAACAACGCTGGCGATGAAGCTGCTGATATTGTTGCTTGGTATAACACACTTTCTCGTTCATCTTCATATACTGTTTCTGATTCTGGTTGGAAGTATATGTTTGACAAGTACAATAATACCTATCGTTGGATTCCATTAAACGGTGATATTGCTGGTCTTTGTGTTAATACAGACAATGTTCGTGATCCATGGTTCTCACCTGCTGGTTTAAACCGTGGTAACTTAAAGAATGTTGTTAAGTTGGCATACAATCCGACCAAAACAGATAGAGATACACTCTACGCAAAAGGTGTTAATCCAGTAGTTGCAATGGCTGGTACAGGCGTAGTGTTGTATGGTGATAAGACTTTACAATCCAAACCATCTGCCTTTGATCGTATCAATGTTCGTAGGTTGTTTATTGTATTGGAAAAAGCAATTGCTTCAGCTGCTAAGTATTCCATGTTCGAATTCAATGATGAATTTACACGGGCTCAGTTTGTTGCTTTGGTTACACCGTTCCTAAGAGATGTACAAGGTCGCCGTGGTATCTATGACTTCCGTGTTGTTTGTGATTCTACAAATAATACTGGTGAAGTGATTGATACAAACCGATTTGTTGGTGATATCTACATCAAACCTGCTCGTTCTATCAACTTTATCCAGTTGAATTTTGTGGCAGTAAGAACTGGTGTTGATTTTACTGAAGTCGTTGGGAAGTTCTAATAAATAATACAACGATATAGGAGATACAAATGGCATTTAATGTAGCGGAATTTAGGTCTAATATGATTGGTGACGGTGCCCGTCCCAATCTATTTCAAGTAACCTTAACATTTCCAACAGTCGCAGCAAACGGTGTGGCAGCTTCACAAAAGACATCGTTCATGGCTAAAACGGCACAGTTACCTGGTTCAACTGTTAATTCATTCCCAATTTATTACTTTGGTCGTGAATTGAAGTTTGCTGGTAACCGTTCATTTGCCGATTGGACATTGCAAATTATCAATGATGAAGATTTTGTAATCAGAGATTCTATGGAATCATGGATGAATGCAATCAACAGTCATGCAAGTAACGTCAGAAATGGTAATGCTGTTAACCCACTAGGTTATACCGTTGACGCAACCGTTACTCAATACGGTAAAGCAGGCGAAGCCCTCAAATCTTATAAGTTTGTTGGTCTGTTCCCTGTAGATTTGGCACCAATTGATTTAGATTGGAGTTCAAATGACAGTATTGAAGAATACGGTGTAACCTTTGCCTACCAATGGTGGGAAGCTGTTACAACAAGTTAATTTATTTTATTTTACGGAGAGGACTACGGTTCTCTCCATTATGTTTTTTTTGAATTGGATATAACACAATATGGCAGCTAATAAATTCTCTCTTTTTGGTTTTACAATTGCACGGAATAAGGATGAAGAAATCCAGGATGTGCAACAATCTTTTACGCCTCCTGCTAATGAGGACGGCGCACTCACCATTACCTCTGCTGCCTACTATGGCACATATGTGGATCTCGATGGTACAGCCAAAAATGAAGTAGAACTCATTTCTCGTTATCGTGAAATGGCTATGCAACCAGAAATTGAATCGGCAATTGATGATATTATCAACGAAGCCATTTGTCAAGATGATGACGGACAAAGTATTAAGATTATTTTGGATGATCTGAAACAACCAGAAAAAATCAAAACTGCTATTAAAGATGAATTTAATACCGTTTTAAGGTTGTTTAATTACAAGAACATGGGACAAGATATCTTCCGTAGATACTATGTGGATGGTCGTTTATATTACCACATTATTGTTGACAGAGAAAACCCAGCACAAGGTGTCAAAGAACTCCGTTATATTGACCCACGAAAACTGCGTAAAGTTCGTGAGATTAAGAAGCAAAAGGATGAACGGACTGGTGCTGAAATCATGAAGGTGATCAACGAGTATTACCTGTTCAACGATAAAGTCACCACGGGCGGTTCCAACAACTTTGGACCAGTCGGAGTTCGTATTACTGTGGACTCTATTGTATCTGTGGTTTCTGGTCTAATGGACTCTAGGCGTGCCGTGGTATTATCATACCTCCACAAAGCAATTAAACCACTTAATCAATTAAGGATGATAGAAGATGCTACTGTTATCTATCGTATTAGCCGTGCCCCTGAGCGCCGTATTTTTTACATTGATGTGGGTAACTTACCAAAACTGAAGGCAGAACAGTATCTCCGTGATATTATGGTCAAATACAAGAACAAGCTTGTATACGATTCTGTTACAGGTGAGGTCCGTGATGACCGTAAACACCTTTCAATGTTAGAAGATTTCTGGTTACCTCGCCGTGAAGGTGGTAAAGGTACTGAAATTACCACATTACCTGGTGGTCAAAACTTAGGTGAATTAGAAGATGTCAAATACTTTGAAAAGAAACTATACAAGGCACTCTGTGTACCTGTGTCCAGATTGAATCCAGAGACCTCAGGTTTCTCTTTAGGTCGTTCAAATGAGATTACCCGTGACGAACTAAAGTTTGCCAAATTTGTAGACCGTTTACGCAGTAAGTTTTCTGAGTTGTTTGACCAAGCAATGCGTGTACAATGTGTATTAAAAGGTATCTGTACCAATGAAGAATGGAGTGAATTCAAAGAATACATTCATTACGACTTCATCAAAGACAATAACTTCTCTGAACTCAAAGAAGCCGAACTGATGACCAACCGTTTACAGTTGTTAGGTTCTGTTGATCCGTATACTGGTCGTTACTTCTCACAGGCATGGATTCAACGTAATGTTCTCCGCCTAACCGATGATGATATTCAGGTTATGGAAAAAGAGATTGAACAAGAGAAAAAAGATGGTCTTGGATTGCCAGTTGGTGTAACCAATGATGTGGCACAAGCACAGATGATGTCACAAGTACCTGGTCAACCACAGAATCCAGATGACCAACAACACGCTATGGACATGGCTCAGCAACAACAGGATGCACAAGCAAAAGCCACTAAAGAAGAAGTAAGTGGTACTTTAATTAAATTGAAACGTATATTATAAATATTTTATTGGAGATAAAAATGGAAACTAAAAGTATAATCGATTACGCAATGGATGACAATGGAGTAGAGTTTAGAAACTCTTTATATTCATCTATTCAAGACAAAGTAAATGCTCATATTGAAGCAAAAAAGGTAGAAATTGCTCAAGGTTTGATGGCTCAACCTGAGGAAGAAAATGAAACGGAAGTAGAAGAGGAAGAAACGGGTGAAAACTCTTAAAGAAGTTCGTTTCGGTCAGATAAATGAAGCTCGTAAAGATAAGTTACCGGCTGACCCTCCTGCCGTCATGTTGATGAAAAGAGTATCAATTAGACAGTTTGGTGACGGCCAGCGGGTGGCACTATACCACATAGATAAGATTAATAAATACATAAGCATACCGTATAACGCTTCACAATGGGCGATAGCCTTACCAGAAGAATTTAAACAGGAATAAAAAAATGGGAAATAAATTTTCATACCAAGTTTTAAAAGATGATACTCAACACGCAATTATTAAATTGACTGGTGATTTTGATGGTTCTGGTCAAGAAAATAACGTGGCAAGAATTGCTGCAAATTCATTATCTGGAGCTTTAAATACTGCAAATGGATTGTTGAGTGTTAGTGGTTCAGCCAAATCTTATTATGGTTTAAGTATTCACCGCCTGTGGTATGATTCAGATACAGCAACCGGTGATGTACAATTGTATTGGTCGAACACAACAAGCGCTCAAGCAAATGCTGGTATTCCAATTATGTTTCTACAAGGTAATGGCGAATATGACGGTAATGGAAATTGGATTACAATTAAAAATCCTACCGTGACAAATGGTAACAATGGTGATATTGCCATCTGTACCCGTGGCCAAGTAGCTAATGCAAGTTACACAATCGTTATTGAATTGCGTAAAGACAATGCTTATTACCAGCGTGGTCAATTTAATGATCCGGCAGCATTTAACTATCCTCCATATGGTTTAACTCCATAATGGATGGTTTTATTGACAAACTCCTTAACAATCAGTTAGTAGAAAGTAAGGAAGTTTTAGATCAATATTTAAACGATTTGGTTGACCAAAAATTCAACCAAATCAAGTTGCGTTTGGCGGCAGAGATGTTTGAAACTAGTAATGTATCTGAAGCGGTAAGAAACATAATGAAGATTGGTAGAACTAAGACCTTTCGAGTAAGAGTTAGAAAAGGAAAGATTCAACGTAGGAAGAAACTTTCTGCTGTAAAAGGTTGGACAATTAGGGGTGGCAAAATGACACGCATGTCACCTATTGAGCGTAGAAACCGTAAAATGGGTTCAAGGCGTTCTAAAGCTAAAAGGCGTGCTAAATTAGGACAATCTCTTAGAAAAAGAGTTATGTCGTTAAGGAAAAGAAGGGCAATGGGGCTATGAAACTCATTAAAGAAATTAATGAAACCGTAAGTTATGTGGTTGAAGAATCTGATGGTAAAAAATCCTTACACATCGAGGGGCCATTTTTGGTTTCCGAGAAGAAAAACCGTAACGGCCGTTTGTATGAGTTCAATACCATGAGAAAAGAAGTAGCTCGGTATACAGAAGAGTACATTAATAAACATCGTGCTTTTGGAGAGTTAGGTCATCCAGAATCACCAAGTATCAATCTTGACCGTGTATCACACATGATTACTGGTTTAAAAGAAGATGGCCAACAATGGATTGGTAAAGCAAAAATTTTAGATACGCCTATGGGTAACATCGCCAAAAGTCTTATTGAAGGTGGTGCACAACTAGGAGTATCCTCAAGAGGCATGGGTTCACTAAAAAATGTTAACGGTGTTAACGTTGTACAACCCGATTTCTATCTAGCCACAGCGGCAGATATTGTAGCAGACCCTTCAGCACCTGGTGCTTTTGTACAAGGTATTATGGAGGGTAAAGAATGGATGTTAGTCAATGGTGTATGGACCGAACAAGATTACTCTGAGGCCGTGGGTCAAATCCGCAAGGCAACCAGAGGAGAGATCGAGGAAGTAAGTCTACGCATTTTTGAGAACTTCTTCAAAAAACTTTAAATATAAATATCCAATATAAATCAAGGAGATTTTCAAAATGGGAAAATTTAATCTGTCCGAAGCCGCTAAAGAAATTCTTTCAGGCTCTGTCGCTAGTAAGAAAAGTGGTCAAGATAAACCAGCAAAACTAAGTGGTGATGTTGCCTACGGTACAAAAGACGCAGGTGACATTGGTACTCAAGTTACCAAAACAACTGACTCTGGTCCAGATGCAACTAGAGGTACGCCAACAGCAACCGCTCCAGGTGCAACACCTCCTGTAGGTTCTGAGCCAGCTAAGAAACTTACTGGTCAGCCTGCACAAGCTGGATCAGTAGATCAACCAGAAGGAAAGCCAGGTAAGCAAATGATGAAACCTAATAAAGGCGGTGTTGGTATTCAACAATACGAAGAGACCGAAGTTGAAGGCGAAGAAGTTGTTGCCGAAGAAAAAGAAGAAGGTCACGAAGATGCTGCTCAAGACAAAGCCATGATTAAGAAAGCTATGTCTAAGGCAAAAATGAAGGAAGATATTGACGCTCTGTTGTCTGGCGAAAATCTTTCCGAAGAGTTTGCTACTAAAGCTACCACAATTTTTGAAGCCGCAGTTATTGCTCGTGCTGAAGAAGTTGCTGAAGAAATTGAAGCAGAACTTACAGAACAATTCCATGCCGCTGTTGAAGAAATCAAAGAAGATTTGGCCGCTAAAGTGGACGACTACCTCAACTACATGGTTGAAGAGTGGATGAAAGATAACGAAATCGCTATCGAAAAAGGTCTCCGTGCCGAAATCGTAGAAGATTTTATTACTGGATTAAAAGGTTTGTTCGAAGAGCATTACATCGATATTCCTACCGACAAGGTTGATGTTGTTGAAGAGTTGGCAACCAAGGTAGAAGAACTCGAAGCCTCTTTAAATGAGCAAATCAGCAAAGGCGTTGAGTTGGCTAAAGCTCTTAACGAACAGAAAAAAATTGAGGCAATCTACACAGCGTGTGAAGGCCTATCGCAGACCCAAGTGGAGAAATTGAAATCGCTCGCAGAGAACGTAGAGTTTACCACAGAGGAAGAGTTTGCTACTAAAGTCGAAACTTTGAAAGAATCATATTTCAAGTCCGATGTTAAAGTTGCCGACAGTTCTGCTTTAGATGATACTGTAGAAATTGA